GGTGAGCGGAGGCGCGTTTGTCGAATAGTCACAGCCTATATCTAAGGGGATTGTCGATGACCCACTACATATGGTATGTCTTGTGACAGGTGGAAATGGAGAAACGTATGGGGACTATCGTTCAGATAGCGCAAGCACTCGACCTATCGACTAAGATGGTCAACGACTTGATTGCGCGCGGCACTATCACTAAGCAACCGCGAGGGCAGTATGATGTCGAGGAGGCCACGAAAGAATACGTTAGGCACATCAGGGAAGTCGCTGCTGGCAGACTGCGCGCTGGCGAACTAGACCTAGCAGAAGAACGAGCGCGACTGGCAAAAGAACAAGCCGACGCGAAAGAGATGGAGAACGCCCTACTTCGGGGCGACCTTGTTGAGATAGGTAGTGTGGCGAAGGAGTTTGGCAAACAGGCTTCGGCAGTCAGAACCAGATTGCTCTCTATACCTAGCAAGGCTGCGCCTCTTGTAATATCGTGTGAGAAGCCAGCAGAGGCGAGAGCCATTATTGAAGACATGATTGAGGAGGCGTTGAATGAGTTGGTCGGATACAATCCGCAAGCAGCAGACGAAGACGCTTAGTCTCGCCCTAGCTAACGTAAGCGCGCGTGCGCTGAAACCACCGCCCAAGCTTTCTGTGAGCGAATGGGCTGACAACTTCCGCAAGCTTTCGCCAGAGAGTTCTGCCGAGGTTGGCGCATGGCACACAAGCCGTGCTGAATACCAGCGCGAGATACTGGACGCAGTTTCCGACCCGTCGATTGAAAGCGTAACGATTATGTCTTGCGCGCAAGTTGGCAAAACGGAGATGCTGCTAAACCTAATAGGATACCATATCCATCAAGACCCTTCACCAATTCTGTTGGTGCAGCCGACTTTGGATATGGCGCAGACATTCTCAAAGGACAGGCTTGCACCTATGCTACGAGACAGTCCCGTCTTGCAAGGCAAGGTTGCCGACCCGAAGGCGCGCGACAGTGGCAACACTACACTGAAAAAGAACTTCTTTGGCGGACACATAACCATGTGCGGCGCGAACAGTCCTGCGTCTCTTGCCAGCCGACCAATTCGTGTTGTGCTGTTTGATGAGGTTGACCGCTTTCCTGTTTCTGCTGGGTCTGAGGGCGACCCGATTGACCTCGCAAGAAAACGGAGTGCTACGTTTTGGAACAGGAAAGAGGTTGCCGTTTCAACGCCGACTATACGAAACTCATCTCGCATCGAGGGACTATTTGAAAACACGGACAAACGTGAGTATCATGTGCCATGCCCCGATTGTGGACACCATCAGGTTATGCGGTGGTCTAATGTTCATTGGACTGATGAAGACCCAGACACGGCTTTCTATGCGTGTGAAGAATGTGGCGGGGCATGGGATGATGCGGCGCGATATAAAGCTATCCGCAAAGGGGAATGGAGAGCCACCGCTCCATTTGTCGGAAGGGCGGGTTTCCGACTGTCTGGGTTATGCAGCCCGTGGACACCACTCTCGTCCGCCGTGGCAGATTTCCTACAAGCCAAGAAATTACCTGAGACGCTTCGCGTTTGGGTAAACACCTATCTTGGCGAAAGCTGGGAAGACGATGGCGAGCGATTGGACGACTTTCAGATTTCATCTCACCGCGAAGATTACACCAGCGACCGGCTTCCGAAAGAGGTTGTATTTCTTACGGCGGGTATTGACGTTCAGGATGACAGATTGGAGATGGAGGTTGTTGGCTGGGGACGCGATGAAGAAAGTTGGTCTGTTGAATACAAGACCTTCTTTGGCGACCCGGCATCAGGGCAAGTTTGGGGTGACTTGGACAGCTACCTCACCCTTACATTTGCCACGGAAGATGGCAGGGAACTAAACATCAAGTCCGCCGCGATTGATACTGGCGGTCATCACACTCAAGCCGTTTACAAGTTCTGCAAGCCTCGTCTCGGTCGCCGCATCTTCGCCATCAAAGGTGTTGGCGGTGAAGGCAAACCTATTGTCGGAAGACCCTCGACTAATAACCATATTAAGTGCAAACTATTTCCTATCGGGGTTGATACGGCTAAGGAGACGGTTTATTCGCGCCTCAAGATTAAAGAGATTGGGCCGGGCTATTGCCATTTCCCCAAGAGTTACAATGACGAGTATTTCGCAATGCTGACAGCAGAGAAAGTCGTCAAGAAATACCACAAGGGATTTCACCGTCGAGAGTGGGTAAAAGTGCGTCCGAGGAACGAAGCACTCGACTGTAGAGTTTACGCTTTAGCGGCATTGTCAATAGTGGGTGTCAATGTTAATATAATCGCGCAAAGGTCTATGAAGGCCAAAGCAGATGATGATTTGGATAACAAGCCAAAGCAGAACGTGAGGCGCAAAATGCCTCGTCGTGAAGGCGGCTTTGTAAATGGGTGGCGTTGATGGCACGCAAAATGGCAGTTACCGGGCCGCGTGAAAAGTTGAAGGTTCGTCGCAAGGGTCGTCATTCCAAGCGTGTAAAAGCGCGAGTAAAGAAACAGACTTTCTATACGCAAGGGGCTTGCCGTGGCTAATTTATTTGACAGCGCAAACGCACCGACTGGAGTTCCAACGCAAATTGTGATTGGCGACTTCATCCAGTGGAAGATTACTGCCTTCTCCGAGGATTATCCCAACACCTTATATACGATGCGCTTTGTTGCGCGCCAATCCACAGGTGGCAGTTCAGAAATTAAGATTGATGCTGTTGCACTCGACGATGATTATTTGTTCAGCGTCCCTAGTTCTGTATCTGCAAATTATGAGCATTGCGAATATCATTACCAGATTGAGATTGAGCGCAATAGCGACAATGAACGTATCGTTGTTGACCGTGGGCAACTTAAAATTGTTACTGATTTGGACAATCAGGTTGACCCGCGTTTCCATGCTGAGATTATGCTTGGCAAGATTGAGAGCATACTCGAAGGCAAAGCCGATAGCGATGTGTCCAGCTACTCAATCGCTGGTCGTTCACTTACTAAATTAACCCCTGATGAGTTGGTGCAGTGGCGTAACTATTACCGCCGCGAAGTATCGGCTATCAAACGTCAAGAGGCTATCACGCACGGGCGTAAACCCAAAAGCACAATCCTGTTGAGGTTCTAAAATGGCGTTCTTTGATTTCCTCGGTCGCAATAAGCAGCCCACTAAGCGCAACAAGATGCCAGCTTACAGAAGCTACTCTGGTGCGAATACTGGTCGGCTTTTTGCAGACTTCTTGGCAAGTAACAACTCCGCAGATGCGGAACTTAGTTTGGCTCTGCCCACGCTTCGCAACCGAAGCCGCGACCTCGCCAGAAACAATGAATACGCAAAACGCTTCCTCAACTTGATTAAGACGAATGTGATTGGCGAGAGTGGCTTCACGCTTCAAGTTCGTGCGCGCAATGACGATGCCTCTCTTGATGTTCGTGGCAACCAAATTGTCGAGCAATCGTTTTTGCGTTGGGCGAAGATGGGCAACGCCGAAGTTTCTGGTCGTATGTCTTGGAAGGATTGCCAGCGTTATGTAGCCGAAGCACTCGCCCGTGATGGTGAAGTGTTTGTTAAGAAGGTGCAGAACCGACGCTATCAAGATGGTTTCAGCTTGCAGTTTATCGAGCCGGAGCGCGTTGACCACGACAAGAATGGTCGAGCCAAGAATGGCAACCAAATCCGTATGGGTGTAGAGATTGACGAGTTCCAGCGTCCCGTCGCCTATCACGTCCTGACCAGCCACCCGAATGACACGTTCTTCATTAAGGATAAGCAGGAAAAGAAATACCAAGTAATTCCTGCTGACGAGATTATTCATATCTTCATCCAGCAGCGTCAGCATCAGACGCGCGGCGAACCATTCATGTCGCCAGTGATTGCCAGCTTGAAGATGCTCGGCGGTTATCGTGAGGCGGAACTTGTGGCTGCTCGTGCAGCCGCAGCGAAGTTTGGTGTCATCACCACACCATCTGGCGATGAGTTTGTCGGAGACGATGAAGACCAAGATGGCGTTCCGATTGTGGACATGGAGCCGGGTTCTTACAGTCAGTTGCCCGAAGGTTATGACTTTAAGATGATTGACCCGACGCACCCGACGACAGCGTTTGGTGAGTTCGAGGCGGCGGTGCTTCGTGGTATCGCATCTGGTTTGAACGTATCCTATACCAGCTTGGCGAATGACCTGACTGGCGTTTCCTACTCATCTATCCGTCAAGGCACGATTGAGGAACGCGACCATTACAAAATGCTGCAATCTTTTATTATCGAGCATTTCTGTGAGCCAGTATTCTCCGCTTGGTTGGATAGCGCGTTGGACTTCGGTTCGATGAATATCCCCGCCACCGAAGCGAAGTTCAATAAGTTCGCAAGCAGCGTCCATTTCCGTGGTCGTGGCTTTGCTTGGGTTGACCCGCTCAAAGAGATTAACGCGGCAGTCACCGCCATCAATAATGGCCTTATCAGCATGAATGACGTAGCTGCTAATTATGGTCGTGATGTTGAGGAACTGTTCTCGCAAATCCAAAGCGATAAAGAGATGGCAGACCGCTATGGCCTCAAGATGGCCTTTGAGCCATTCGGCACTAAGCAGCCAGCCGAACCAGATGTAAGCGGAGACGACGATGGCGAGTTATAAGCCGACCGACGGAATGGTTGAAGAAGCCAAGCGTGGCCTAGAATGGCGGCGCGAGTTCGGTCGTGGTGGAACTGAGGTCGGCATCGCTCGCGCGCGCGATATTCAGGGTGGAAAGAACCTATCTGAAAGCACCGTCAAGCGTATGCACTCGTTCTTCTCTCGCCATGAAGTAGATAAGAAAGCGGAAGGTTTCCGCCCCGGTGAAAAGGGTTATCCGTCCAACGGTCGCATTGCTTGGGCATTGTGGGGCGGAGACGCGGGGCAACGATGGGCGCGTGGTCTGGTTAAGAT